AATAGTATTTAGTACCATTTGAGAAGTATGTAGTGATCATTCTATCCCACAATTGGAAAGCAACTACTTCGATACCACCAGCTTTTAATACTAACATTCCATTCTCTAAACGCTCAGTTGTATAAGCTACATTAGAATTGATTAATTCTCTTTCGTATTGGTCATAAACTGATTGAGTAACAACATAGATTAAGTCAGTAGCTGAACGTAAACGCATGTCAGCACCGTAACGCATATTTTGTAAAGTTGTCGTAGCTACTTTGTTAGTAGTATCCGTAGAATCAAACGCTTGTAATGCAAATGAAGCAGCAGCATTTTTAGTTGCTAAACCTGCAGTTTTACGTGCAGCAGTAGCTGAAACGATTGCGAATAATTGTTTCCAAATACCATCGATTTTATCGAAGTATGCTAGGTCAGTTCCATTTGTGATTACACCAGCAGGAGAACTATTGTAATTAGCCGCTGCAGTATCTCCAAAGTACGCTAAACGATATACTGTTTCAACGATAGCATCTTTTACTAATTCTTCTAAGTAAATCAATAAATCAGTAGAAGTTAAATCGCCTTTTGCAATTCCTTTTTTAAGTCCCCAAACAAAGAAAGTACTTTTTAATTCAGTCCAACAAAATGGAAGTCTGTCAGAAACGTACGCAGGATTCCAAAACTTCTCAGTATTTGTAACTGTGTTTGTCGCGTCTGACTCAGAACATGCGTTTGTACCTTTCCCTAAAAGACCATTGATACGTCCTAGGATAACGATTTGTTTTTTAGCAACGATTCCCTCAACGATGTCGTGGAATTGTGCAATATCAGGTTTTGCGAATGCACCTGTAAATAACGCTTCAGAAATTTCTCTAATTTCTTGTCCGTTAAATGTTAAATCACTTGAGCTAATTACTGCCATTTTTTCTTATTTTTTAAGGTTAGTTAATTCTGCCTTTCTTTCTGCCATTGTTTTAGGCTTTGCAGGGTCTTGGATTGTTCTAAATTGTGCTTTTTCAACTGGAGGCGTAAAGTTTGAACCTAACTTTGCAAGTTCTTCCATTTTCGCTACTACTGTTTCAGCAACTTCCGTAGCTTTTGCAAGTTCATTAGTTTGTTCTTCAAACTTTGCTTTCAATTCAGAAAGTTCAGCTTTCAAAGCGTCCATTTCAGGTGCTTGTTCGTCTTCTACTTCCGCTTTAACAAGTTCAGTAATCACTCCTTCAGTAACTACAATTTTAACACCAGCTTCAGTAACGTACTCGCCGTTTTCAGGTTTTGTTCCGTCTTCCAAAGTAATAGCATCACCTACCACTAAATCTTCAAACGCTGTCATTAAAGTACCTTTGTCCGTAACGACTACCATAGCAACTGCCTCGCGTTCGTTAGTTTTCAAAGCCTCTGTAAACGCAGACATAGCCAATGCTAATCTGTCCATTAAAGGTTTTTTCATATTTATTTGTTTTTGGTTATATAATAGAGCAACTGCCCTCTTTTCCATTTTTGGTAACACCGCACTTGCAAAGCCTAACTTCAAACATTGCTCACTTGTTAACGATGTCTCGATTTTCATTAAACCACTCAAAGCCTCTTTGGATATTCCCGTAGCTTTTGCATACATGGAAATCATTTCGCTTTCAGTTTCTTTTATTCCCTTCGCATATTCCTCTAATTGTGACGCATCCCCACTTACACTTTGCAACCATGGATTATGGATTAGGTATGTTGTACCCTCAACAATCATTCGATTTTGAATTGGTACGGCTAAATGTATTTCAGTAGCAATCGATGCACAAAGTGTTTCCGCAATAGTAAAACAATTAGGTACGGATTTTAAGAATTCAGCTATTGATCTACCCGTTGAAACGTAACCGCCCTCGGAATTTATATGTACGTGAATAGCCTCTACTTCGTTTAAATCTTGAATCTGTGCTACCACATCAATAAGTTCAACACCCTTTGCCGTAACATTTCCGTTATCGTCGTATGTGTTGCCTATTTGTCCGTTTATGTAAACATGTCCTATCATAGTTGTAAAATTAATTGTTATATTCGCTAAAAATTTGACAATAAAATGACAATACACGTAATAGGTAAAGGGGAATCAAAAGAGTTTTTTAAACACGATGGAAATATAACTATCGGAGTAAACGACGTGAATAAGTGGATTAAAACCGACCACATTGTAGTAGTTGACCCTATGGATGCTTATAAGGAACAGCATGAAACGTATAGAAGTTCAAAAGCTATGTTTTGGTCGCAAAATGAAGATAACAAAAACTATGTAAAGAATTTTACACTTATTGAACTTGCAAGGGGTCGCGGAGTGTTAGACGAATTTGACTCCGATAGGTTTGTTTATTCGATTACATCCCCATTTGTAGCGGTACATTTAGCTTATAAGCTAGGCGCTAAAAATATAGTAATGTGGGGGGTTGATTTTAATACGCATCCTAATTTCGATACAGATAGTTTACGTAATCGTGCTTTAAAAGACTTCGGTAACCTACGCAAAAAATTAAACGAACGTGGCGTAAATTTTTACGTAGGTCATGAAATGTCTATGTTTAGTTCTATATTGCCAGTTTTATAAATGTAGCAACCCGTCGTTTAAAATAGGGTTAGCAATCAATAAAACTTCTTCGTCTGTTTTATCTGTAAAATGTTGGCAATATTCAAATTTATTAGAATATTCACCGATTGGAATAATAACGTAGTAAGTCCCGTTTTCATCAACTGTTTTTGTTTTTATTTCTACCTCAAACATATTATAAAGAATAAGCGCCTAAAATTAATAAATCAAATTGTCCCGTGTTAGTAACACCAGCACCCATGCATCGACTAGCAAAGAAATTTAAACCTTGAGTAGTTAATGGTAAATTAGATGAAATAGTACCTTGTGCACTATTGCCAGTTTCTTTATTAGTAACTAAATATAAAACCTCTGAACTATTTGGCGCGTTAAATAATTCTATTGAATAAATAGTGGTCAAAGCTGAACCCGACGTTCTATTTGCAGGGAAATTTATTCCTAAATCAATCTTTGTAGCCGTTCCGGTTCCATCGTTATGGTAAACTTGTAAATTAGTATCTAATGAATCTGAACCTACTCCAATGCTGTTAATAAGTGATGAAACTAAAACACTATCGGTATATGTTAAATCAGTAGTACCACCTTGCATTCCGTAAAATTGTCTACACCCACTTCCGAATGCTGTATCACTAATATAAAAATCACAAACATATTTAAAACCACCACCAAGATAAAATAATAATGCGGAACCTCTTGAACCAGTATAGCGACCAGCAGATGCTACCGACCCGTAAAACCCTTTACGTATTTGTTTTGTAGCATAATTAGTAGACGCTACCGACCGCGCAATAGTTGAACCAGTTGTTGCTATTGTTATACCACCCGAAGTTACTTCCGTCGTAGAATTGTTAGAATAGTTTACACCTCTAAAAGTTTCATTTCCTACCATTTTAGGAATAAAATCTGTAGAGTTCCATAATGCTTTTTCAGTATCAGTAGTAAATCTATAACTTGCAGTTTGAGTGATATTTGCAGGGTTTGTTGTGTCTACATTTGGAACGTTACCCAGCCCAACTGAAGAACTATTTATTTGTTTGTTCTTCCATAAACCAGTAGAAGTTTCATAGCTTAAAAAATCATTATTAGCTTCACTAGATACACTCACTCCGTGCAATTCGTTTAGTTCGTATCCATTTTGTATGTGTAATATTATTTTACCAGCTGTTGGGTGAGCATGGGCTACATATCCAATAAATACTGCGTGTGCTGGTTCGTTAGGTACAACATTTACAATTTCTCCTGCTGTTTCCGATAACCATAAAGCGTTACCATCTGCAAAAGCTGAAGTATTAATATCATGTATTGTTCCATGTGTAATAATGTAACCATCCGCATTATTTGCTATGGAAGTTCTAGTTACTCCGATTGTTTTACTAGATGATATTTCTAAACTTGCATCCGCTAGTGTTATGTTTGGTTTTTGTCCCGTAGCGCCACTAATATAAACTACCTTTGTTTTTGCGATAGTTGAGCCGGTAGAATTTTTAGCTACAAATTCAAGTTTTTCAGAACTATCGACGACCCCATCGTTATCAGTATCATAAACCGCCTTTGTCATGTCCCCACCCGTAGCAGAGCTAGTTAAATTTTCCCACTTTGAAGTAGTGCCATTATAAACCAAAGATTGACCGTTGGAAGGCGCAGAAATTGCAACATCGTTTAAGTCATCCAATTGAATAAGTGGCGCTTGAAATCTTACACCCGTATTTGAATAAATGTATTCCTCAAAAATATCTTGACTTGCATACGGATCACCTAATTCGTCGTCAACATCTGAAAATACAAAATGATTAACCTTGTTTATTCCATTCATGAATAAAGCGTATGAAGTAACTCCCGTAATATTCATTATTACATTCTCGCAGTTATCCATCCAAATATCCCCTAATCCATCAACTAGAGCGACAAAATTACCTTTTACATATATTTTCATTTACT